ATAAGCATATCAGGGTCTTGAGTATTCAATTCATTAACAAAACTTTCAATCATCTCTTTCTCCGAAGAGAAGATTCTCATGTCGTTTCCGTAGCCTTCAATTTCAGGATTTGTTGAAAATTTAGGAGGGTGTTCAGGGAACCAAGTCCAAAGATAAAACGTTTCACTAAAGTTATCATAAAGACTAATCGCAGTAATTGCATCCTTATGCTTTCCACTAGGCATCCATTCCATATCCCAATACCACTTTCGCAGTTTATATTCTGGGAGTTCGGTTAGTTCATCAACACAATAGCGGAAATGAAAAGGAACATCTGCTTCCCAAGTTTCAGAGAAACGCTTCTTTGCTTCTCTAATATCTTCGGACTTATCAACAAACACTTTCTTTAGAGCGTGGCCCTTAAGAGTTACTGCATCTGTTTCTTCATAGCGAAATGAACGCTCGGTGTATTTAGAAGGTCTATATGTGCCTACTTCGGGATGGGTTTTTCGAATATAGAAATACGGCTCAAACTCAACCACTTCTTCCTTCTTCTCTCCATTTTCTCTCCAAGATTTAAAAATGTGTTTTCCTGTATTCAGTCTACTAATAATCATTCATACGCCTCCGACATATGGTGCCTTGACTAGCCTCCTATCATCAGCAATAATAACGATAGGTGCATCATCTAGCACATAAAATGTAAGCACTTGGTCTTTTTTAAAGAACTTGTGAAGTGGACCTGAAAACTCAACAGTCGCTTCATCACCAACACGAAGCATCGGTGTTACTTCTTCAGTATAATTGTTGTTGATTCCATCAACACTAGAGAAGGTTAGTGATTCTTTGCTAGCATCAATTTTGTAGACACCTGATTTGACGAGTTCACAACCAGAGATTACGTCTGAAAAAGTTTCATTAGAAATGATAAACGCTCCTTCAAACTTTGCCTTACCCATAGTTGGAATATTTTCAGGGTCTAGAACAACAGGCATACCTGAAAGTCTAGGACCAAGACGGGTAATCACTTGGATATTAGACCATTCAACTACTCTTGGGATAGAAGCCTTACGAGTCCCCGATGAAAGGGTCATGAAGTCACCTGTTTCAACGGTTACTTCTTCACCGAACTTCTTTAGATAAGGTAAGATAGATGAAGACCTACAAATAAAGCCTCCCTCTTCTTCAAATTCAACTTCAAGAACGATGTTCACAACGAACGTATTGTTACCTGACCAAAGTTGCAACTCATTCCCTTCACCTTTCATGTAAAAGATATCATCTAGGCTACCTGATGATAGGCCACCCTTTTTGACGTATTTACCTTTTACCTGAATGCTTTCTAGTGCTTCTTTGAATGTATTCGTATTAATATTAAATTTCATTTTTCTCAAACCTTGCCTTCGCGTAGTTCGGGGACTCCTTCCCATTTAACCATATTAGGTCCAACTGTTAGAGTTTCCCAAGTCTTACCGACTAGTTCTGTATTTGTTTTAGAGGCAGTTAGGGTTGCCTTATAAATGGTATTGCCCTGTTTCTTTGTTTGCTTTGTGCTAATGACTTGAAAAAGAGCATCTCCCCAATTGTGCCAATTTGGCTTCTGACCAACGACTTCTCCTGTTGAACCATAATCAGCCTTTGAATGGGTGATGTAAATTTGGTCACAATCAAGGGACTTCGCCATCTTAAGAAGAGCATAAAAGGGAGCGTTACGCTTACCCCATTCAAACTTCATCTTTTGTGGCTTTCCAATCTTTGAAGAACCTGTAACGTGCAAGGTGCAAATGTCCAACCACTTATCAATTCCGTCAAAGACAAAGAGAACATCTTCTCCATCTTCAATCCTTTCTTGCACGAATAGAATGAAGTCTTCTGAATTTCTCTCAGAAGCGGTAATGTCTGCTTCACCTTTATCATTCAGAACTTGTGGATTCCAGAGAGTAATCCTATCGGTGCATTCATGATTCTGACGCCATGTCGGTTCGCAGCCGTCATCCCAATCAAGCACATAAATTTTCTTATCTGGGAAATCCAGAGCAAGACCCGACTTAACAGTTTTAGGTTCACCCCAAATACCAAGAACCAAGCGATTGTTACGCTCTAGACGACGCTCGGTTTGCGCTTGAAGTTTTTGCTTGAAGGCAATGAGTCTAGAATTGTTCTGAGTTTCGTTACTTGCTGCCGCAGTTCCTTGCTTAGACGTTAGACCCATTAAAACCACCAATTTCGTATTCTTCTAAATTCAGTTCTTGACCGTGAACGTTTGACCAAACTCGCAAAATTGTTGCAACTTCGTCTTGTCCATCAGCCTTATAGCGACATTCTTTTGAGCCAAGATGAAACTTGAGCCAATATTCGCCGCTTTTCTTTTCGTTTTCTTTGAATGTGATAAAGTCAACATTGATTAAATCAATCACATAATTGTTTTCTAGTAAAAAGTATCTATTTTGTTTTAACATATAATATCCCCCAATGGGAAAGGGCTTTGCACCCTATTGAGCGTCATTCAACCGCCACGCTTACACGGTAAGTTTAATTCAGAACCAATCGTAGTCCTCTTCAACCGCCTGAGTTACCTCAACGGCTGAACCTTTTCGGTCTAGGATATACAGACCGGTTGTGTTAATCGTAGCGGGTTCAGTTTCCCCATCAACTGTGCGTTGAGAGGTATTACCGATAACGATAACAGATGAGCCAATACCGAAATCAATTTCGATATGTGCAGGAATCCAACAGGTAACTACACCGCTTCCTTCATCGTAATCAAACTCAGCATTCAAGTCTGTGATGTTCAGGATTCGGTTTCCGTTAGAAGTTGGAGTCATGTTCATGTTGCAGACCACACCATCGGTTACAATGAAACGCTCGTTATATGGAAGGGATTGCCTTTCAACGTGCGCTCGGTCAATTTCAACAAGAGGAACAATGTGGCTCGACATTTCATTAATGAGAAGGTTCTCAAAGTCGAAACTATCCATGTTCCTATGGTCGCTGTTTTCAGGGTCAAGAGCCGAATTCAAAACAAGGCTAGCCTTTGTTACATCGGTCATACCGTAAAGATTACCGTTATCATTCGGAATCGCTAGGAAGTGAACCCATTCAAAGGTGTTCGGTTCAAACTCCACGGCGGGTTGATTCTTGTAAGAGAATGGATAAAGAGCCATTCCTTCCTTACCTTCAACCGAACCATAGAAAAGACCTTGGCGACGAAACTGCTCAACAGGGAGAGGCTTACCATATCCCTTGTTTTCGCCACCGTTACCGTATCGCTCCGTATCATCAAGTGGGATGTAATAGGAACCATCTTCGCCTTCTTCCGCACCATTTGGAAGATTACTTACGGTCTTCTCTTGGTATTCGCCCTTATGATAGCGAGAAACAACCCACTTTCCAAGTGCATTCTGTGTAGCGGCTGCAACAATGCCGCTTTCTAGAGCATTGTCGGAATCACGACGGTATTCTTCACCGGCACGACGACGACGCCAAGCCATCATATCGCGGGGTGCATCTAAGGCCATAAAGAAACCAAATACCTTCTTTGTTAGGCTTCCACTATCATTGGATGGTCTGTTCTGAGAACGGCGGTGTTGCGCTACAAACGAGCGCCAAAGGGCCTTACCGAAAGAATCGGTAATTTCCAAACCATTCTCAGCACAGATTTCTCCATACTTCTGTTCTGCTTCTTCTTGAGTCATCCCAATATATTGAAGGGACTTCCCGATTTCATTTTTCATATCTTCTTGCATTTTTAATCACTTCTTATTTTTTTCAAAGTTGTCCAACCATCCACGAAAGTAATACCTTCGGAGTCATAGTTGTGGACCGCCATTCTGTTTCGCCAATTGTTCTTAAGAACTTGAATTTAATTTTTGCGTCTAATCCTTCTGAATTGATTACTGCGTCGTGCATACCAATACAGATTTCTTTAACTGACCTACCATCAACAAGCATCTTATGAAAGTAAGCAATTGCTCCATTTTTATTGTTGATTAGAATATCTAGGCCTTTCGAGAAATCTTCAAGCCCAATTTCAATTTGTTTCTTGAGGGAGGTATTGCTAGACTTTGCCGCCTGCACTTCGGTAATGACCCTCCTTAAATCGAGGGACGCCGAGGATATAAAGGTGACTAGTTCATCTTGAGAGAATCGCTCGACTCCTTCAGCCTGAAGGATTTTCTGTGTTACCTCAAGGATGACTTCATTAGACAATGGCCTAAAGTAGTAGTTTGCACATCGGCTTTGAAGAGCAAAGATAATCTTGTTTCTGTCGTTACATGTAATGATGAAACGAATGTTAGATGAATATCTTTCCATAACTCGCTTTAGTGCATTCTGAGCATCAGAAGTCATTCCGTCCATTTCATCTAGCAGCATGATGCGAA